TCCACGAGGAATGGCAGACCGCACCCGAATGGATCCACGACGGATACCTGCGCCAAGCCATCGAAGTGCTCGCCACCGCCGACCAAGCGCAACCCGCGAGCGCCGACGGATCCGATTATAAGGAACGGATGCGCGTCGAATACCGTGAATTGACCGCTCGTGCCGGCAGGCTCAGGGACATGCTGCAGCGGTATGCGGATGGCACGCTCGACTTCGAACCCGTCTGTCCGATCAGCCTGTTGAGCAGGCAGCTCAACGTCATGGACGAATACGCCAATCTGCTCCGCTGCAGAGCCAAGATCGAACACGTCAACCTTGAAAAACAGGACTCCGCCACCGAATAAACAAAGAACCCGACCTTCCGGCCGGGCCCTGGCAACACCACAAACCAGACTACACCGCCGGAGGGAATCGAACAAATGAACGAACCAGCCAGACCACAACCAACGACGCCAGACAGCAAACAGCCGGCGCTCGCCGGCGTGTGCCGCGTGTGCGGCGAGGGGTGCCGTGTCCAGGGCACGCTCTGCGTCGGATGCGAGACGGCGTTGAGGGGGTGGCTCCGTGATTATCCGTCGTGGATCCGCGCCCTGCGTGAATTCCTGGACAGCACCGCGCATTACGGCGGCCATCAGCCGGGGCGCGTCAACCTGGCGTCGGCGCCCACCCCGGTCAGGCTGTCGGTCATCGACCATCTGCAGGAGATCGAGGACGAGTCGATCGCGTTGTGGCGCAGGTTGTACGCGCCGCCGGCGATGCCGTGGGTCACGAGGGTCGCGCATCCGAGCCTGACGGACATGCTCCGGGCCTGCGCCTCGTGCCCACGGTTGGGGAGGCTTGCGGACGTCGACCTGATCTGGCGTGACTGGCAGCGGCTGGCTCGCAAGACCCTCGGCATCATCGACGTTCCGCCGGCCAGACACGGCATCGGCAGATGCTTGAACCCACTGTGCGGCGTGGAATTGGCGGCGGAGGTCGGCGCGGTGAGCGTCGAATGCCCCACGTGCGGCCGCGCCTGGCGAGTGGTCGACGTGCGGCTCGGGTTCCTGCGGGAGTGCATCGAATCCGGCAAGGCTTTCACGGCGGGGGAGTGCGCCGAGCTGCTGCGCGAATGCGGGTTCCAGTGCAATGCGAACACGATCCGCTCCTGGCGCAAGCGAGGCAGGATACAGCCGGCGGGAGAGAACGGCAAGGGACAGCCGCTGTACCGGCTCTCCGACGTGCACCGGCAGATGCGGCGACGCGACTCGATTTGACAAAATCGAAAGTGCAACGCAGAATTGTCAGTGGATTAGAGGATCCAAACCGCCACTGGTTTGGATCCTTTTGCATATGGTTCCGAGCGCGGTCCCAATTCCGACGAAGGCGCCAGGTGCCATCGGGCCCAGGAGTGGATGGTGGTGGATGCGCCAGCGGATGAACTGGAACAGCAGCGACAGAAGATTCAGGCTCCCCGACGACTGGCCTCAGCGCAGGGCCGCCGTCAAGGCGCGCGCGAACGGAAGATGCGAAGCGAAGCGGCACGCGAAGGGATGCGACGGCATCGGAACTGACTGTGACCACATCGTTGCCGGCGACGACCACGACCTTGGCAATCTTCAATGGCTGAGTTATGCTTGCCATAAGGCGAAGACAGCGCGAGAGAGCGCCGAAAGGAACCGCAGATACAAAAGACTGAGAAGACATCCGAATGAGCGGCATCCGGGAACGATCGGATGACCGGACCGGTGGGGGAGGGCTCCGCCGGCCATCAGGGTGTAACCGCCGATAGCAACTCGGATCATACGTACGCCTTTCCACGCCGTTTTTCGGCCTTCGACTTTTCCCGGCGTCCCCTCGAGATGGACGCATACAACGTCGCCCAGACGGCATTCTGACACGCCGCAGATTCTCGCCACGATCTCCGGCCTTTTCCGCGAAAGTCTTTTTTACTGATGTCACGAAATAGAGAAAAGTATTGAAAATACTGCATTTTCGCGTTTTTTGAGAGAAAAGCAAATATAATATTGGTATGACCACATACTGCGAAACATGCGGAACCGAGCTCCCCGAACAGACCGGACGCGGAAGACGCCGCCGCTACTGCTCCGACGCGTGCCGCAAACAGGCCGGCCGCAAAAAGCTCACCCCTCCGGCGCGCATGGCGCTGGCGGACCGCTGGATCAGATGGCGCAGGGTCGTCCGCGGCGACGGGACGACGAAGATCCCGCTGACGATAGACGGGGCCACGGCGTCCAGCACCGACCCCGGCACGTGGAGCACGCTCGAGGCGGCCGAGGCATCCGACGCCGGCGACGGGCTCGGCTTCGCGCTGGGCGGCGGGATCGCCTGCATCGACCTCGATCACTGCTACGACTCGCGCGGCTACCTCGCAGACTGGGCCAAATGCCTCATCGGGCCGGTCGAGGGGAAGACCTGGATCGAGATCAGCCCCGGCGGCGACGGTCTGCACATCTGGGGACTGATGCCGGAGCGCGCCGGAATCAAGGTGCGTGGCATCATGAACGCCGAGGCGTACAGCCGAGGCCGCTACATCACCGTCACCGGGCGCACCTGGCGCGAATCCCCGGCCAGACTTGCCGACCTGACGTTCCTGTTCGAACTGCTCGACAGACTCAAATGACCTCACGAAGGGAGGCGCCGTGGCCAAGGACGCATCCTCCCACCGCATGCCGGCCGGGCTCGTCAGGAACGGGCGCGGCCAGAGGCTCTGGCACGACATCACCGCGAAATGGGAGCTCACCGAAAGCGAATACCGCACATTGGAGAACGCCTGCTTCACCGCCGACCGCATCGGACGCATCCGCAGGGCCCTCGGCAACGAACTGACCACCGAGGGAAGCCAGGGGCAGCTAGTCGTGCACCCGCTCCTGCCGGAGCTTCGGCGCGACGAGACCCATCTGGCCGACCTGCTCAAGCGAATCGACATGCCCGAACCCGAGGAGCAGTCGGAGAACGCCTCGATGGACGGCGGCAGGTCCGCCCAGATGCGCGCCACCGTCAACAGGCGATGGCACGACAGCAAATGGGAGGAAGCCTACGGCTGATGGCAAGACTACGCAGCAACCGCAAGGCCGCCGCGTTCATCCCCAGCCGCGAAAGCGAGATCCGCGGAATCGCCGACTGGTACCGCGGCATGCTCGCCGACGAGCCCGCGCCGCGATGGAACACCGATCCGATCCTCATCGGCCCGACATGGCGTCGCGGCGATAATGGCTGGATCCTCCCGCGGGTGACGCTCGGCTGGCAGTTCCTCGGATGGAGCGGCTACTGGCTGCGCGACTCCTCCAAGGGACTGCCGTGGAAATGGACCAGCGAGCAGGCGAGGTTCTGGCTGTGGTTCTGGGCCCTGGACGACCACGGCCGCCCACTGCACGACACCGCCGTATTGCAGCGGCTCAAGGGGTGGGGCAAGGATCCGATGGCGGCCGGCGGCGCGTGCGGCGCGTGCTTCGCGCCGCTGACCTTCGACCACTGGGACCCCGTCAGCGGCGATCCGGTCGGACGGGACGAGCCGAACGCATGGGTGCAGGTGTGCGCCGTCAGCCAGGAACAGACCAAGAACACCATGAAGCTCCTGCCGGGGCTCCTGCCCGCGGCCACGCGCAGGCACTACGGCATCCAACTGGGCAAGCTCAACATGTACGCGATGGGCGACAGCCGCCAGATCGAGGCCGTCACCAGCTCGCCGCTCGCATTGGAGGGCGGACGCCCGACGTTCGTGATCCGCAACGAGACGCAGAACTGGAACTCGTCCAACGGCGGAGCCGACATGGACGGCGTGCTCTCCGGCAACGCCGCCAAACGCGAGGAGGGCGTCGCGGTCAAGATGCTCGACATCTGCAACGCCTACCGCGACGGCGAGGACAGCGTGGGGCAGAAGGTTCGCGAGGCGTGGGAGGGCACGCAGGGCGACCCGGACAGCGACGACGAGGGCAAACGTCCGAAATACATGGACTTCGGGCTGCTCTACGACTCGCTCGAGGCCGCGCCAGACAGCCCGATGACCGCTGACACGATCGGCAGTGTCATCGAGGACGTGCGCGGCGACAGCACCTGGCTGTCCGTCAAGCGAATCTCCAAGGAGATCCTCAATCCGAAGAACCCGGTCAGCGAATCGCGGCGCAAATGGTACAACCAGTCCACCGCGCCCGAGGACGCGTTCGTGACCCATCAGGAATGGGACTCGAACGAGCATCCCGAACTCTCGCTCGAGCACGGGGAGCGCATCAGCATGTTCCTCGACTGCTCCCTGAACGACGACAGCACCGCCCTCGTGGCATGCCGCATCTCCGACGGATTCGTCAAACCGTTGGGCCTGTGGCAGAAGCCCGCCGGTGAGCGCGGCAAGGACTGGCGCGTGCCCAGGGAAAGCGTCGACGACGTGGTGCGCGCCGCGTTCCACACATACGACGTGGTCGGATTCTTCGGCGACCCGAGCCACGTGCTCGACTCCGAGACCGGACTGCGATACTGGGACGCGCTGTTCGACCGATGGCACCGCGACTACGGGCACCGGCTCAAGACATGGGCCGTGCCGACCGGCCGCGACAGGCACGCCGTCATGTTCGACATGATCAACACCGACATCCAGCGCCGGTTCGTCACCGCCGTCGACCAGGCCTACACCGACATCGCGGAAGGCGACTTCCCGCACGACGGCGACGCCAGACTGCGGCTGCACATGCTCAACGCCAGACGCCAGCCGACGAGGGCCGGCATGAGCATCGCCAAGGAAAGCCGAGAGTCTAAACGCAAGATAGACCTCGCCATCTGCGCCATCGGCGCACGCATGATACGACGCGAATACCTCAACAGGAACTCCAGAAGCGGAGGAGGGCAGCTATGGTGACCGGATACGGCAGCGAGAAGGAGGCCAGGGACGCGCTGACGACACAGCTCATCCCGGCAATGGACAGGGAAAGACCGGCGCTGAACAGGATCGACCGATGGTGGCGATGGAACCCGAAGCCCGTCAGGCTCGGACCGAAGGCCACCAAGGAGCACAGGATGCTGCGCGACATGGGCGAGACCCCATGGCTCGGCCTCGTCGTCACCACGCTCGCCCAGACCCTCTACCTGGAGGGCGTGGACTCCGAGACGCAGGCCACAGGCGACGCGCAGCGGTTCTGGGAGCCATGGCAGCGAAACCGCATGGGCGAACGCCAGATCGCCCTGCACCGCGAGGCCATCGCATACGGCACCGCCTACACCGCCGTCCGCGCGGAAAAGGACCACGACGGGGAGCACGCCCGCATCGACTGCTGGAGCCCGCGCGACGCGATCGCCCTGTACGACGACCCCGCCGCCGACACATACCCGCAGACGTTCATGCGCCTCCGACGCCTCGCACCTGACAGTACGGAATACCAGCTCTGGGACGCATGGAACGTGTTCGTCTGGCGCAACGACGGCGGAACATGGACCTGCACCGGAGTCACGGAACACGGCGCGCACGACGCATACGGCAACCCCGTCTGCCCGGTCATCAGATACTGCAACCAGCGCGACCTGCAGGGACGCGTGCCCGGAGAGGTCGAACCATACATCCGAATGGCCAGCCGCCTGAACAAGGACAACTACGACCGCATGCTCGCCCAGCACTACAACAGCTGGAAGGTCAAGACCGCCACGGGCCTCGACATGAGCGGACTCACCGACGCGGAAAAGGAAGACAAAAAACTCCAGATCGAACAGGACAGCGTGCTCGCGGGCGGCATGGACGTCAAATTCGGCAGCCTGCCGGAAACCGACCTCGCCAACATCGTCGCGGCCAAAACCAGCGACGTCGAGGAGCTCGCCGCGGTCAGCCAGACGCCGACCACCGCATTCGGCAAGATGACCAACGTCGGCGACGCTGGAATCGAGGAATCCCGCGCCGGCTTCTACGCGAAACGAAACGAACGCCGACGCTCCTTCGGCGTCAGCCACATGGACACGCTCCGACTCGCCGCATCCGTCGAAGGCCGCCAGGACGACGCCGCCAACTTCCACCTCTTCCCCAAATGGGCCGACACCGACACCCGAACCCTCAGCCAAGCCGTCGACGCGCTCGGCAAGGCCGTCCAGATGCTCCACGTCCCCGACCAGCTCACCTGGGACATGATCCCCGGAGTCACCAAACCACAAGCCGACGCATGGCGCGAATACGCAGCACAGCACCCAACAGCCGACGACATCGCAACCCAAATCCAAATCGGCCAGCTCAACGGAAACGGGGCATACGACGATGGCAACGACATCTAAAGGAACCCTGCTCACCGACCAACACCGCAGAAAACAGGTCGCGCTCGCGATCACTGCCGACAGCCAGATGCGCCGCGTCTGGGACAGCACGCTCGACGTGAACGACCTCGACCGCACGCAGCCGATCTGGAAGAAGGCGATGCTCGACCTTCTCGGCCAATGGTGGAAGGTCAGCGCCGACACCGCCGCGCAGTACCTGCCACGGTTCCGAAAAGCCGAAATCGGCGATGGGAGCATCCAGGTCGGCGTGCCGCGCTTCGACCGCAAGCAGGCCGGACGCCGCCTCGAATGGGGAGGCGTCGCGAACGTCCTGTGGCACGTGGCCATGGGGCAGACTCAGGAGGCCGCATACCTGGCCGCGCGCGAACTGTTCATCGGCATGTTCCACGAGGCCGTGCTCACAGGCGGCAGGCTCACGCTGCAGCAGTGGGCGGCGAAGGACGCGCTCGCCGTCGGATGGCGCCGCGTGTCGGACGGCCATCCATGCGCGTTCTGCGCCATGCTCGTGGGGCGCGGCCCCGTATATACGAGCGAGCAGACGGCGCTCCGCCGGAAGTCGGACGACGGTAAGTTCCACCTGCACTGCGGCTGCACCGTGGAGGTCGTCTACGGCGACTGGAACCCGTCCGACAAGGAGAAGCAGTGGATCGACGACTACTACGCCGCCGCCGAAAGCCTCCCGAAAGGCACCGCGAGGACATCCGACAAGATCCTGCCGATCATGCGCAGGACCGGAGACTACCGTGATTCGCGCAGCTACAGGAGCACGCCGGAATACCGTGCGAAAATCAGCGAGAGACGCGTCGAGCGGCGCAAGGAGATACTCAGAAAACGCGAGGCCGACCTTGCCAAGGTCCTGGAGCACCCGGGAAAGCCGATGAGCATCACGCAGGCAGACAGGGGAGCATCCAATCCGGGATTCGCCGACCACAGGTGGGGATGCTCGACCAACTGCCAGTCGTGCGTCGTCGCATATGACGCCAGAAGGAAGGGGTACGACGTCGAGGCCAGGGCGAGAACCAGCTCGAGGCAGGACCGGCTGGCTGCCAACCCGAACAGCATGTGGACCGATCCCACGACCGGACTGCCTCCGCAGATCATCACCGTCGGCAGCCCGAACCGCGGGAACGTCGTGGACAGGATCGCACGGCATGTCGGCCGCGGCCAGCGCTGGTGCATGCATTTCGGGTACGTGAACAATCATGAGCAGGGGCACATCGTCATCGTCGAACGCCCATCGCCGCGCACCAATGGCGGCCGACCCATCGTCATAGACCCGCAGAGCGGCAAAATCTCCCGACTGGACGACTATCTCGGGAATCGTCTCATTGATGTGAGAGGCATACGCATGTTCCGCGTCGACGACAAGGATATCGTCAGGGACCACGCGTACGAGATCATCAAACCGAAAAAGGCGGAGCGACGATGAAGACAAGACGCGAACTGGACAGGGCCGCCGAGGAATTCGCCAAACGGCACGGCGTCATACCGCACGAGCCGGAAGGAATATACGACGGACTGGCACTCTACTACTACACCTGGCCGGGAATGGTAAAAGGCGGATGCTACGGCCCGCCGGCATACATCCTCGTCAACGTCGAAACCGGCGAAGCGCAGTGGGAGGCAAACACGGACCTCGACAAGTACATCTCCAACGAAGTCCGCGAAAACCTCAAGCCAATGCCGGAAACCTAAAAGCACAGCATCGTATCTTTAGCCCATCGGGAAGCCCCGACGGGCTTTTTTCATGCCCGCAGGACGGGCGGAGACAAAAGGAAGGAGCCCACAGTGGCAGACGACAACCAGCAGGACGGCAACGTCCAGAACGAACCTGACGGCACCCAACAGCCCGAACCGGACGCGAACAACACGGAAGGGCAGACGGACGGCCAGCGGGAGCCGCAAGCCCCATGGGAACGCGAAGGCCAACAGTTCGACCCAGCCACCGCATGGAAACTCATCCAGAACCTCCGCGAGGAGAACGGCACCCTCAAGCACAGGAACGGCGAACTCGCCGACAAGAACCGCGCCTACGAGGACGCCAAACTCACCGAAACGGAGAGAACACAGCGAGACCTCGACGAAGCCAACCAGAAGATCGCACGGCTCGAAGCCGACAACGCATGGGCGCAGGCGCTCGCCGCGCACCCGGCGCTCAAGCCCGAGGATCGCGAACTGGTGGGCGACGGCACGCCGGAGCAGATCGAGGCCAGGGCGGCGAAGCTCGCCACACGCTACGCCGCGCAGGCCGCGACGAACGCGAACGGCAACCCATTCAACCGCGCGCACCCGACCGGCGGAACCGACCCGACCATACCGCCGAGGCACTCCGACTGGATGCGCGAAGCACTCGAAGAGAACAACTGACACAAAGGAGCGGAAATGTCCGACAACTTCAATTCCACCATCGGCCGCAACGACCTCGGGGCGGCACTCATCCCCGACGAGATCAGCCAGGAGATCATCCAGACCATGCCGGAGAAGAGCGTCATGCTCACCCGCGGCAAGCGGATGCGCATGAGCAGCAAAAAGAAGACCCAGCCGGTCCTCGCCGAACTGCCCGAGGCATACTGGGTCTCCGAAGGCGGCCTCAAACAGACCACCAAGAGCGCCTGGGAGAACGTGAACATCACCGCCGAGGAGCTCGCCGTGCTCGTCCCGATCCCGGACTCCGTGCGCGAGGACGCGTCCATCAACCTGTTCGAGACCATGAAGCCGCTGATCGCCGAGGCGTTCGGCAAGAAGATCGACCAGGCCGCAATCTTCGGCGTCGACAAGCCGGACACGTGGGGCGACGACATCCTCTCCGGAGCGAAGAAGGCCAAGAACACCGTCACGCAGGGCACCGGCAAGGACCTCGCCGCCGACGTGGCGTCCCTCGGCAAGATGCTCGCGAAGGAAGGCTACGCGATCAACGGATTCGCCAGCCAGCCCGGACTCAACTGGGAGCTGACCGAACTGCGCGACGCGAACGACCGTCCCATCTACACGCCGAACCTGACCGACAGGCAGCCGGCGAACCTGTACGGCTATCCGTGCAACGAGGTCATGAACGGGTCCTGGGATACCACCAAGGCCGTGCTATTGGCGGCCGACTGGTCGAAGTTCATCGTCGGCATCCGACAGGACATCACCTACAAGATCTTCGACCAGGGCATCATCTCCGACACCAACGGCAAGGTCATGTACAACGCGATGCAGCAGGACAGCCAGATCATGCGCGTGGTCATGCGCGTCGGCTTCCAGGTGGCCAACCCAATCACCCGCGTGGCCAAGAAGGGCGCGCAGTACCCCGCGGGCTTCATCCTCCCGGCCGCGCTGGCCGCCTCCGACACGGAGTGAGACCGCCCATGGCCAGGACCGAACCATTCGCTACGGTCTCCCAGCTGGCCGAATGGCTGGGAGAGGACATCGACGAGACCTCGGCCGACGGCAGGAGAGCCGCCATGGCGCTCCGGTTCGCCTCCAACCGGATCCGCGCATACACGCGGCGCATGTGGGAGGAGCCCGACCTGCCCGAGGCGCTGCAGGACGTGTGCCTCACCTGCGCCGGAAGGCTGTGGAGCAACCCGAACGCGGAGACGCAGTGGACCCGTCAGATCGACGACGCCATGGACGGCGGCAGCCGCAAGGTCGATGAGGCCGGCGCCTACCTGACCGCCAGCGAGAAGGAGACGCTCGACCAGCTCGTGGCCGACCAGTCGCCGGTCATCGCCGGCCTCGGAACCCTTCGCTCCACCAGAGGCGAGTCGGCAAGCACCGACATGAGCCGGCACTGGGACGACGACGGGGATGGCGAGCCGTTCCTTATGGCGAGGGTCACGGGATGAACGACAGAGCCATCGCCAGGATGCGGAGATGGGCGGAACAGCTGATGACCGACAGGATCCGGATCTCGGAACCCGGAACAGTCACTGTCGACCCCGATACAGGGGCCGAGACGCCCGAGGCGGTCACCGTCTACGAGGGGATCGGCAAAGTGCAGACCTCCGGAGGGGTCGCCGGCCAGCAGCACAACGTGGCCGGCGACAACGCCGTCGGAGCGTTCATCCCCGAATGGGGCCTCTACCTCCATCTCCCCGTCACGGTCACGGCGCCGCGCGAGGGATGCGAGGCCACCGTGCTCGAATCCGCCGACCCGGCCCTCGTCGGACGCCGATACCGGCTCGTGAACATGCAGTCCGAAAAGACGCACGCCACCGCCAGACGATGGAACGTGCAGGAGATCCCGATGGGAGGCGGCTCATAGTGCACATCGACTCACACGAACTCGACGAGCTGGCGAGGAGACTCACCGTGGCCAGCGTCCGCGCGCCGATCAAGGCGGCCAATGCCGTCAAGAAGGGCGCGCAGAACATCAAGACCGCCATCAGATCCGACCTCGCGGCCAGCAGCCACACGAACCTCCGCAAGATCCCCATAGCCTACGAGATCAAAGTCGACGGCCTGCGGGTCGAGGCTGACATCGCCCCTGTCAAGACCGCCGGCGGACTGGCGAACATCGCGTTCTTCGGCGGCGCCCACGGCGGAGGCGGCACCCACCGCTTCTACGAACACGGCGAAGCCGAGTTCGAAACCACCGCGCGATACGTCGAGGAAGCCGGGGCGAGCCTATGACCGACTTCCTGAAGGTCAGGGAATCCATCATCCGACTCGTCGGCGAGATCCGCGGATGGAACGTGTACACGGACGGCATCGCGCCCGCCGGCAAAACCCCGCCATGGGTCGTCGTCGGCCTGACCGAAACCAGCCGGACGCATACGGAAAGCCAAGCCACCGACCTGCACATCGGCAGACTCGACATCCGCATCGTCGCACGAAGCCAGGCAAGCGTCGACCAGCTCGCCTCGCTCCTCACGGAAAGGCTCGACGGAGCCAACCCCGACATGCCTGGGCTGTCCCCGCTCATCGGAGACGTGGACACCGGCAGCAACCCAAGCGACCTCATCGACCCGTCGACGGGCACGCCATACATGATGCGCGTGCTCACATGGCGGATCGCGTGGCCGGAACGATAACAGAAAGGAACAACCATGCAGAAAGTACCCGCGCATCTCGGAGACGGCCAGTTCAAGACCGTCCTCGTCGAAGAGAACGGCATCAAGGACTACACGAATCCGACCGTCGCCGAACTCAACAACTCCTCCAACATCGACCTGAGCTCCTACCTGTCGGCCACGGGATGGCACCTGACCCACAGCCAGGACATGATCGACGACGACAGGGAGGCATCCGCGACAGTCGGCCAGATCCCCGGACAAGAGAAATACACCGACGGATCCATGGACCTGATCGACAACGTGAACACGGCGGACGCGAAGACCTACAACAAGGCGATCGACGCGCTGACGCGAGGCAAACGCTGCTGGATCGTCCGCCGCCGAGGCAAGGGGGCGGACGACCAGTTCGCCGCAGGAGACATCGTCAGCGTCTACCTCGTGACCATCGGCCTCAAAGTGCCGGTAGCGCACAGCGCCAACAGTCGCCAGATGTCGACCGTCAACTTCAGCGTCGACCCGATCAGCCTCGAGGAATCGGTCACCGTCGCCGCACAGGCCAAGTAACACGGAGCCACGCCGGCAACCGGAACAGAAACGGAGCATACACGCATGATCACAGTCACACGACCCACAGCCGAAATCCGAATCATCACCGACATGCAGGCGCTCGCCGAAAGCATCCGCCTCGGCAACCGCATCCTGGAACTCGATCAGGCAAACGCCGGCACGGAATCGGAGGCGTCCGAAATCCGCGCCGAGCGAGAGAGGACCGCCGGCGAGCTCAAGGCCCTCATGGAGAGAATCGAGGGCAAGACCCTTGTGGTCACGCTTCGTGGCCTGAACGCCAGCAGATGGGCGCAGATCACCCTCAAGCACTCCAAGACCGTGCAGAACCGCATCGTCAAGGACCTGCCGGCCATCGCCTCCGAGGCCGCGCCTCTCATGCTCGAGGCCGCGCGCTGGGCGAACGGCGAGCGGGCAGAGATGACGCCGGACGAGCTCACCGCGCTCATCGAGTCCATGACCGACAGCCAGATCGGCGACCTCATGCGCGCCGTGCAGGAGCTCAACACGCCGGTCACCGAAATCCCAAAAGAACTGACCCGGCTGATCTAGCCGGAAAACTTGAGCGCGAGCCCGGACTGGTCGGGGACCTGCGCTGCGCAAGAGAGCTCGGCATAAGCCTGAAACGCTGGCTCGGCTGGATCCCATCCGACGGCGACGACATCGAATGGGACGAGACCGAACGCGACTGGATGCGCGCACTGCGGCTTTACGAACGGCTCCACGAATGCCCGCTCTGCGGTCTCAGCACCGACATCTGCCACGATCAGGACAAGATCGACAGGCTCTTCGACGGCGCGGAGATCGAAACCTGCTGGGTCACATTCAAAAGGGAGCGCGCCATGCGCAAATACGAGGAATCGGGAACGGTGCTCGCGCCGCACGCGCAGACCGCGACGCTCATCCCGAGAACATGACAACGAACGGAGGACGCCGGCAATGGCATTGAACGAGAACATCATGATCCGCCTGTCGGCGGACACCTCCAACTACTCCACCAAGATGGCAGCCGCGAGCACGCAGGCTGAAAAGCTCGCAACCGCCCTGGAAAAGCCGGGCAGCAAATCCCGCATCGCCTCCAATCTCATGGCCGGCATGGGGCTCTCCGCAATCGCGCTCGGCGTCTCCGCCACGAAGATGGCCGCGGACTTCGACCAGAGCATGAGCACCATCCAGGCCGACCTGCAGGCATCCGACGGGGACATGCAGAAGCTGCGGGCCGCGGCCATCCAGGCCGGCGCCGACACCATCTACAGCGCGAACGAGGCGGCCGACGGCATCGACGCGCTCGGCAAGGCGGGCCTGTCCACCGCGGACATCCTCTCCGGAGGCCTGTCCGGCGCGCTGAACCTGGCCGCGTCCGACGGCATGCAGGTCGGCGAGGCGGCCGAGCTGATGAGCACCACGCTCAAGCAGTTCAACCTCGAAGGCGCGGACGCCGGCAAGGTCGCCGACGCGCTGGCCGCAGGTGCAGGCAAAGCCGTCGGCTCGGCGCACGACCTCGGCCTCGCGCTGAACCAGGCCGGCCTGATGGCGAACAGTATGGGCGTGAGCATGACCGAGGCGGTCGGCACACTGGCGGCGTTCGCCAACGCCGGCATGATCGGCTCCGACGCCGGCACCTCGCTCAAGACGATGCTCCAACGCCTGTCGAACCCCACCAAGGAGGCCCAGGCGCAGATGGACGAGCTGGGCATCAGCGTATACGACGCGGGCGGCCAGTTCGTCGGCCTCGAATCCTTCGCCGGCCAGCTGAAGACATCCCTGAGCGGCCTGACGCAGGAACAGCGCAACGCCGCCCTGAGCGTGATCTTCGGCTCTGACGCCGTCCGAGCCGCCAACGTGCTCTACTCCGAAGGCTCGGAGGGCATCAAGGGATGGAACAAGGCGGTCTCCGAAAGCGGATTCGCGACGGATGTCGCATCCAAGAAGACCGACAACCTCAAAGGAGATCTCGAAAGCCTCTCCGGCAGCTTCGAGACGCTGATGATCAATCTCGGCGAGGGGTCGCAGGGAATGCTGCGCAATCTCGTGCAGGGCGCGGACACGCTCGTGCAGTCGTTCAGCTCCCTGCCGGCCCCCATCCAGCAGGCCGGGATCGCCATGACCGCGGCCGTCGGCGGAGGGGTCGCGCTGCACAAGGCGCTGACGCCGCTGGAGCGGTCCGGAAGCAAGGCCGGGGCGGCCATCGGGCTGCTGCTCGACCCGGCGCAGCGTCTCAAGACGGCCGGCCCGCAGGTCGCGGCAGGCATCCGGCAGATCGGATCGGCCGCCGCCGCCATGGCCGGCGACCTCGCTCACGGCACCACGACGATAGGCAAGGGGGAGGTCGCGCTGGCCGGACTGAAGACGGCCGGAAGCGGCTTCATCAGCATGATGGGAGGGCCATGGGGCGTCGCCATCGGCGTCGCGGTCACGGCGATCAGCGGCTTCATCTCCAAACAGCAGGCCGCCAAGCAGCGGACCGACGATCTGACGGCATCACTGCAGAGCGGCCAGTCAGCGCTCGCCTATTTCCAGGAGAGCCTTTCCAAGGCCGAGGGAAGCGCATACACGGATGGCTTCTGGAACAAGCTGTCCAACGGGTTCGACAGTGTGTGGGATGCCGTCGACAAGGTGGGGGTCAAGCACAGCACGTACGTCTCAGCCATCAAGGGCGACAAGTCCGCAATCGACTCCGTGAGGGAATCCGTCGACGCATACCAGAAGAGCCTCAATTTCTGGGGCCAGTGGTGGGACTCGAGCGGCAGCGTCACACTCGAAGCGCTGTCCGAACAGCAGGCGAACTACCGCACCGCCGTCTCCGACAGCACGCAGGCCGACAAGGAGGCCAAGCAGGCAAGCGTCGACAAGACGGGAGCCCTCCTGACCGGTGCCGAAGCCACCGGGAAGCTGGCGGACAGCACGCAGGACGCGGCCAGCGCCGACGACATCCTCGCCGAGGCGTTCGGCGCGACCAAGGACGCCGTCAGCGACACGGCGGGCGCGCTGGCCGAGATCATCGACGCGATGCAGACCTACTACGGGTTCGCCATAGACTCGTCCGACGCGCAGATCGACCTCATGGACAAGATCGCATCCGCGAACGACACCATCGGCAAGAACGCCAAGACCCTCGACCGGGACACGGAAGCCGGTTGCAAGAACCAGAGCGCGCTGAACGATATCGCCGAAGCGGCCATCAAATGCGCCAAGGCCCAGGCTCAGAACGGCGAAAGCCTCAACGACATCTACCCGAACATCGACAAGGCGCACGACGCGTTCGTCAACCTCATGCAATCCCTCGGGAAAACTCCCGAAGAAGCCAAAGCAGCGGCACAAGCCTATGGACTCACACGCAAGGCGGTCGACGACCTCGTCAGCAGCCTCGAGGCCACGCCGGACTCGAAGACCATCGAGGTCCAGGTCACCGGCGACGCCGTAGCGAAATTCGAGCAGGTCAGGCTCGCCGTGAAGGAGACGCCGGACGGCAAGCACATCATCATCAGCGGGGACAACACCGACCTGCTGAAGAAGATCGCGCAGGCCGCCGGCGCGAAGATCGACCCCAAAAGCGGAACCCTCACCCTGGACAGCAGCCAGTACATGGCCGCGCTGGCCATGGCCAACGGCGCCAAACTGGACACCAAGACAGGCTATCTCAAGGGCGACAACTCCGACGCGATGAGGAAATTCCTCCAAACGCAAGGCTGGAAACTCAGCGACAAAGGATTCATCGTCAACGCGGACGGCAACCCCGCCATGAGCGTCCTCACCAACCTGAGCAACTACCAGATCGCCGACAAATACTTCCGGGTCCACGGAAGCTACGTCGACGAATCCGGAGGCACATACTCGGCAAGCGGCTACCGTCCGAAAGGCGCCACAGGAAACATCCCCATGAGCGCCACCGGAGGCATATACGACGGAAACGGATTCCACCGATACAAGTCCGGCGGATACGCCTTCAACGGATACGTCGACCCGAAATGGGCTCCCGGGACATCCACCAGCGACAGCGTCTGGCTGGACAACGCCAGAATCGCGCGCGGCGAATACGTCGAGAACGCGCTCGCCACGAGCTACTACGGCGTCGGCGTGATGGACGCGCTCAACCGGAGGGCCATCCCGAGGGAGACATTCGCCGCCGTGCCGCAGCAGCAGCCGGTGGTGGTGAAGGTCGAGATGCCGAAGGACAGCGGGGCGGTGACGGTGAACATGCCCATGAAGATCGTCCGCCCCGCAGCGGAACTGAGCACGGCCGGAACGATCGCAGGCCGCAGGGCGCTGTCGGCGATCAGGGGAGCGAGACAATGAGCGACGCGATACTCACCACATCAGACGGCCATGCCGTCACGCTGCACGGATCCGGAGACTTCCGCGGGCCGGGCGTCGCGCTGACCGGCATCCAGGGATGGTACGCGACGCCGGAGGCCAAGGTCTCCACGACCAGCAGGGGGCAGGGGGACGGCGGCCACGACGTGGCCGAGACCGACATCATGTACGAGAGCAGGATCGTCACCCTGGGCTACCGGATCCTCGCGGGAGCCGACAGACGCCTCGCCCTGGAGATGCTCGCCGCGCTCGACCGGCTCGTCCACGGCCTCATCTCATGCAGGATCGTCGACGACGGGCAGGACACGTACTGCGCAGGAGGCTACTACACCCGCGCGCTCGAACAGCGGATGCAGAACCCCGCGTACCAGAACATGACTGGCGACATCAGCCTCGTGTTCGAACGGCCAGAACGTCTGAGCACCAGCCCGCACAGCGTCCAGCTGACGCCGCTGACGGAAAGCCTCGCCGCGGGAGGACTGCAGTACGGGCCCGGATACTGGACGGAATGGTCAGGCGAGGCGAACGCCTCGGCATCCCTGCTGCACGTATCCAACGCAGGCCTCAGAGGGTTGCACTACCCGCTCTCATACGGCATCGACGCGGAGAGCGCCGCCGGGCTGTCGAACGTGGCCATCCTCGAGAACGACGGCACAAGCCGCGCCTACCCGGTCTTCGAGGTCCACGGGCCGATGGACGGCGTGAGAATCGACTTCCCCGGCACGCAGCAGACGATCGCCTGCTCGCAGACGATCCGCGACGTGCCGCTGATCCTGGACTGCAGGAGCCGCACCGCGCAGCTGGGAGGCCAGGACGTGTCGCGCACGCTGACACGAAGGGGATTCCCGACCATACCGCCGGGCGGAACGCTGCGCATGGTCCTATCGACAGCCGGCGGCGGATTCGTGGACTGCTCGGCGCACGACACCTACATGTAAGGAAGGAAAAAGCATCATGAGCACAGTAGCCCTGGGCATCGCCCCGGACATCAACGGAGCCGGGGTGACTCCGCTGGCGCACCGCCACATCCTCGCAGCGCAATGGGCCAACACCGGCCTCGTGGACGGCATGAACGTCACGGGCCGCAACGACCTGCGATACAACGTCTCAGCCGGCGTGGCCGTCTGCTCACGAGGAGAGACCGACGGCAAGACCATCGCCTACTTCGAAGGCGGACAGACCGGAGCCGTCGCCGCCGGCGACCCATCCAACCCTCGCATCGACATCGTCTGGGTCAAAGCCAACAACGCACTCGAATACAAGGACCCCGACAACTACGTGATGGTCGGCGTCACACAGGGCACGCCGGGCGCGAACCTGCCGGAACCGACAATCCCCGCAGGCGCGACCATGCTGAGGAAGATGAAGATGCCAGCCGGAGCCACATCCACCTCCAGCGCCATACAGATGTGGAGCGCAGACTACGCAATCCCATACGGCGCCAGCCTCGGCAAGATCGCCGAGAACTGGATGCGCCAGGACTACCACGGCTCCAACGAGGTCAAGAAATTCTTCTACGAGCAGCAGGTCGAATTCGACCTGCCCTCCGACCGCATGCTCGAACTCGAATTCAAATGCAACATGAGCGCCTACGGCGTCGCCTACAACGACACATCGAAACGCTGCGAATGGGCAATGGGATTCCAGATCGACAACAAGGACCTCGACCACTCCTGCGCGAACTTCATCAGCTACGGCGCATGGGAGACACACGAAACCTCATACGTCACCGCAGTCAACAAGGGACACCACACCGCACGACTGAAATGCTGGCTCCAGAACGGAGTCCCACCACACTTCCACTACAACCCATCACAGGACACAAAAGACGCCCTATGGTGCGGCCGAAGATTCATCATCTGGGACAGAGGCCAAGTCATATGACATGGGCCGCATACCTCTACGACACCACCACAGGACTCCTCGACCAGCAAATCGACATCCCCAGCTTCACCTGGTCCATGACCATCAGCGACAGCGCGCTCGCCACCGCACAAGGCAAAGGCACCGGGGAAGACGACATCAGCGGCCTCGAACTCCCATGGTCGCAAATCCCCGGAACCACCCCCGCAGCACGCGCCACGGCACTCCAACCATACAAACGAGGCATCGCGCTCCTCTGGCGAACACCAACCGACGACCCCGAATCCATCGGAACACCGATCATCGCCGGGCCACTCGGCGCCAGAACCTCCAGCCAGCACGACGTGAGCATCCCCGTCACCAGCATGATGGGCCTCCTCGAAGACCGATACCTCGTCCACGAGAACGCCTTCGGCAAGGATCCAGGCCACACATCACGCAGAACATACAGATGGGAGAACCTGTCATGGCGCGCGCTGGCGTGCGAGGTGATCCGTCAATGCACATCCGAGAAGCCAGGAGGAGGACTGCCCATCGACTTGCCCTACCTCGGCGAATCCGGCACCCATTCGCTGCCCCCGGACGGGGCATCCGACGATGAAACCGCCACGTCGAAGACAAAAGGCAGGAAACGCGTGGCCACATCGGACGGCTGGGTGGAGACCGTCACGGACGGCGACACCGTCACCATCACCGAGCAGCACGTCTCCAAACAGACCAAGAGGATCACCGAGACGAAGCCATACAGCTACAAGACGAAGAAGAACGGCGTGGTCACCAAGCAGCACACGACCACCCGCACCATCACCACGGCACAGACCACCGTGACGAAGAAGACCGTCACGAAGAACCACAAGGACTATGCCGAGCGTTCGGTCACGACCACCACGGTCGTCTACGCGTTCGATGCGGACGGCAAGCAGACGGGAAGCACGACCAGCACGGACGGGCCGCACAAGACGACCATCCCGCGCCAGACCATCGCCGAATACAAGGACTGCAACGTGGCCAGCCACAGGTGCTCCGACATCCTCACGAGCATCGCGAACGCATCCGGTGGGCCTGACATGCAGTTCAGGCCGTACCTGGCATCCGACCAGCAGCACATCCGATTCTGCTTCGAGGCCGGGTCGGACGGAGACATCCACCTGCACCAGTCCACCAGGCTCTCCCTCTCATGCTCGCCGTACGGCGGAACGCTCGAGAACGTCAGGATCGACAGGGCCGCGCCGCTCATGAGGGTCTACGCGACCGGCGCCGGAACCGACGCCGGGACTCTGTGCGATCTCGCCGAGGATCTCGCGCTCGTGCAGGGCGAGGACCCATGGCCGTTGCGCGAAACGACGCTATCCGACTCCGACTCGAGGACGTGGGAGCTGCTCGCCTCCGCCTCGGAGGGCGAACTGGAGGCGAACTGCCGACCGCTCGCCCAATTCTCCGGCGAGATCAACGCGAACGACTGCGACGCCGCTGGCAGACCGATGCACCCACTCGGAAGCTTCTGGCCCGGCGAAATGGTCGACATCGCGATCGACGGGTTCCCCGACTGGCCCGACGGCGTGTATCCGATGCGCCTGATGCAGATGGGCGGAGACGAGACCGGCAGGATCAGCGTCAAATTCGACCCGATCCGCGACCCGATAACATGACGGAAGGAGAGACATGGCGAAGCACATCGAGCTACGGCCGGAGGAGACGGCACTGCCGCTGATGCTCGCCTCGGAAGCCATGCGCAAGGCCGAAACCCGCGCCACAACGCTCAGCGGAACAATCGCCGTGGACAACGGGGATGGCACGCAGACATGGATCGGCGGCGCGTCCGGCAACGCCGGGGTCATCCCCTGGGTCGGCGATACGACGCCTCCGGGGCGACCCACTGGCATCAGTGCCACCGGCAGCCTGCAGATCGTCACCGTCAGATGGGACGGCAATCTGGAAGGAGGGATCCCGGACGACTTCGATCATGTCGAAATCTGGGCGAAATCGGACGGTCTCAAGGAGACCGTGGACCTCGGCATGCTGCGCGGAGCCGGAGAGCTCGCCACCGGGTCGCTCCCGGTCGGAGAGGTGGTCGAGGTCTGGGGCGTCGCATACGACGACGCGCACGACGAGCAGGGAAGGAGCACGCCGAACGCATCAGAGGAATCCGAGCACGCGACCGTCGTCGTCGAGCCCATCGTCAGCGTCGACGATCTGAACGAAACAGCCGACGAGATTCTCGCGTCAGCGAAATCGGACACGGCAAGCCAGATCAGCAGAGTCGACCAGCAGCTCAAAGACACAGCCGCAACCATCGAGGCGAACAAGACACAGACTGACAAGGACATCGCGCAGGCCCGAGAGGGAATCGAGGCGAACAGGGCATCCGCCTCGTCGCTGCGCGCGGACTTGGAAAAAGCCAAGAGCGACATCCTCGCCAACGGTGAGAAGGCCGCACTCGCCAAGGCCACGGCCGACGGCAAAAACATGATCTACCGAGGGCCGTCCGAGCCGGCACACGACGGCCTCACCCCCGGCGACATGTGGTGGCGGACGCAGACGTACTGGACCAGATGGGACGGGACGGCGAACGCCAGCCCATCCCGGCTGGCCGACTTCTACACGGTCTGGGAAGGAGAGCCGAACGCGTCGCCGTCGAGGCTCGTGACGCTCGACGAGCGGGTGGTGGAAGTACTCACCTGGGACGGCAAACGCTTCACACGGTTCAACCTCGTCGCCACGGACATCGTGGCCACCGGAACCATCGCCGCCGAACATCTCAAAGCGGCGAGCGTGACCGGCGAGAAAATCACCGCCGACGCACTGTACGGCAAGACCATCCAAGGCGGCACGATCCGAACAACGGACGGCAGACTGATCATCAACGACACGGGCATGCTGCTCAAGGACGCCGACGGAACCGCCACACTCACCATGCTCACCGCCGACGGCAGCATCACCATGAAGGGCAGACTCACATCCGGGAGCCAGGTGAGCGGCGCCACCGTCACGGGCGGCACGATCCAGACCAGCCCTAAGCCAGGAAGGGGAGTGAAGATCACGTCGGGAGGCCTCATCGCCTACGGCGACGACGGCAACGCCAAATTCACGCTGACCGACGCCGGCGAGATCAAGATGGACGGCGCGCTGCTATCCAACGGCACGATCACCGCCGCGAGACTCGAAGGCGGTACGATCACCGGAGGCGCGATCACGGGAACCGTGATCCAATCCTCAGACCAGGAGAAGACCGGACTCAGAATCTCCGGCAACACGCTGCAGATGTGGGACTCCGGACACAACCGGACCGTCTTCCTGGACGGCGAGGGCAAGAGCAACATCCTGACCGGCACCTTCCAGACCAGGGTCTCCGGCCACAGGATGATCCTCACCCCGGACTATGCGACACACATCATCGGCGGCGACGAGACATTCACCGGCGACGGCATCACATTCGCCGCATACAAGGACGACGGCACGCCCTACCGACAGCCGCCGACCATCGCATCGGTGATCCAATCCAGCGCAGTCGGCCCCATGAGTGAACTCGACCTGTGGGGAGGAAACATCGACACCGGCGACCCAGGAGCCTTCGGAAGACTCAGATCCAGGCCCCGCACGAAAGACGCCACCGGATACGGCATGACATCCAGCGTGTACTTCACGGCGAACACCAACTACGACCAGACCGACACCACCAGAAGCGCCGCCACACTCGAGATGAACGGCATCGGAGGAAGCGGCGCGGAAACCATCCTCAAGGCGGAATCCACCAACGGCAGCCTGTCGCACGCCGCCATGTGCGCCGAGGGTCCGCATGCGAAAGCCGAGGTCTTCGCCGAGGACAGCAACGGCAGCGTCGGCATGATCGCCGACATCAACAATGGCTTCCTGCACCTCGGAGGCTACCTCGGATCGATCACCGGGCGAGGAACCTTCGCGACCGGCGTCGCATGGAAGGCATGGTACCCCGCCTCCGGCCAGAAGATCGCAGTCGGAGCCTCGACACAGGTGCACTACTCCGTCACCCCGGCAAAATACGGCAGATACTACGCCGTCGCCAACGCCGACAGCGCCTGGGCCGGGATCATCGCCCACGTGGCATACACCGGCACGCAAAGCGGTTGGGACATCAAGCTGTTCAACGCCGACGTACAGCCATGTCCATCCGAAATCTGGTGCGAATGCATCGGCTGGCTCGTCAAATAATCAGAAGGAACCACACACCATGACATCGACCTTCGAAAAAACCGATGACGGGCTACTCATCATACGCTGCGACAACCCGATAAACGGATGCGACAGCCACGTCTTCACCCCGGAAACCATCGCCTCATGGAAAGCCCTGCTCGGCCTAGCCTCCACCCGTGAGACGATCGCCGCAATCATGCAGGGCAGAGAGGACACGACACGATACGACCCATCGACAGGACGCGGCATATGGACAATGGCCTACGAAGCACTCGAATCAGCGCTCGCGGACTCCGCTTCCAAGGTCTCCATGCTCTCGGACGACGGCGAAGTGATGGACGACCCGCTGACTGCGGCGCGCAACACGGCACGCGAGGGAATGAATCTGCCCACCATGTCGAACGACATGGACGCACGGCTGATTGCCGTCATGTCGAACGATATGGATGAGGAGCCATCCAGCGGAATCGACGTGGGCGTGACCGAAGGCATCGAGGGCCTTGACGAATTCCTTGAAAACGAGGACAACCGAGAATGGCTTGACGCCGCCGACAAGCGGTTCTACATGGGGCTGATGCCACGACAGAATCAAGAAGGAGGAGCACTATGAAACAGATCCCGGCTGACGCGAACGATGTGATCGATCTACTCGCCGCTCAGATCGGCGACCTCAGCAGGCGGAACGCCATTCTGCAGGCGCAGCTTGACGCCGCCGTGAAGCTTGTCCCTGCCGATGTGATCGACAGCGTGAAGGGAGACGCGGATGCAGAGGATTAACCTGTGGCCGAATCCCGATTTCGTCCCGTCCGGCTTTCATACCAGCGGAAGCGGCAAGGACCTCGCCGAGTACATGTCGGCCGGTCGATTCGCCAATACAAGCCCCGATTACATCGACCTGCCTTTCGCATCCTGCGAGCTCGGCGCGGAGTACGTCTGCTGCTTCAACATCTCGGCCACTGTCGCCGTCAAGAACATCGCCATTTGGAGCGGCAGCGGCAGCTGGAAGCCGCAGGCCCAGACGGTCGGAATGCAGACGATCCGCTTCGTCCCGGCCGCGGCCGATACGCGGCTGGGCGTGCCTCCGGGCATGACCATCGACAGCCTGATCGTGGAACTGGCCGACACCTTCGACGAAACGTCGGGGGGGGGGCTCCCAATCTGCTTCAGCGGAAACACCATGCCGCTCAGCTAAGGCTCCGGTGATGGCATGACAGTCATCACCAACATATGCCCCAAGACGCGAATCGACGGCATCAAAAACGCCGCGGCCACGCCGATCATCTGCGCAAAACCCGTCGCCGGATCGGATTACGTGGTCTCGATCGGATCGGCCGCCGGCGGCGACTTCCGCGTCAGCTTCGGCGACAAAAACAAGCAATGGGACGGCAAGCCGATGCAGGCGCATGCCACCGGCGATCCAACGCTTTACATCCGAGCGCTCAACGCTGCAGACACCGTGACGGTGACTGGTGTCACCGTCTGCACCCTGGAGGACTGGCAGCGGCTCCAAGCACTCGGCCTGTCATTCTTCGACGGAGACACGATGCCTCTCATCTGACGGATGGCAATCACAGAAAGGCTCACAGCATGCAACTGCTCGATCAGATCGTCGCATGGCTCGTGCCCGCCATGTGCGGCGGTGCGGTCACGCTCGCCGCGGTGGCGTGGAGATACGGGCGTGCGGTGATCCACGGGCTGCGCGTCCTGCTTCGCGCCGAGATCATCCGGATCCATCGCGAATACGTGCAGGCCGCCCGCCCGATACCGGTCGAGGTGATGGACGAGGCCGACGACGCGTACGACGCGTACAGCGCGCTTGGCGGCAACGGGACGGGAACGAAGATGCACGACGAGATCATGGCCGCGCACAACGGCCCGAGAAAGGAGAAGCCATGACATTGGTCCATTTCCACTTGACGGACGCGGAGGGCTCCGGCCTTTCCGGTAGCGTGAGCCTCGTGCCCACAAGACGCGTGACGGTGCGTGACGCGATCCGTCTGCCGGTCGCGCAGACCGTCAAGCTCGACAAAGGCGAGGCCACCGCGGAGATGATGCCCTCGACCACCCAGTGGGTGTGGAGGGTGAGCGAGCTGGTGGCTGCCGGTGCCGTGCGATACGTGGAGGTGCCCAATTCCGCCCAGACGGTCGAGTACGCCGGGCTGGTGGACGTGGATCCCGCCACGCTCGACCAGAGCTCGGAGACGGTGGCCGCGTGGGAGACCGTGACCCGAGCCGCCCAGTCCGCTCTGGATCAGATCGATTCGGTCGACGACAAGGTGACCCGTGCGGAAAGCTCCGCGCAGGCGGCGAAGGCCAGCGAGGGCGTGGCGGGACAGGAGAGCGCGAAGGCGTCCGACGCGGCCGCGAAGGCACTCGTGTCACAGCAGGCCGCCACGGCCAGCGCGAATCTCGCCCACGAGTCGGAGACCACGGCGCAGGGTCTGATCGGCGAGGCGCGGTCGATCGCCGCGCAGATCGCCGACAAGGCCGCGCAGGCCAAGAGTGATGCGGCCACCGCCGACACCGCAGCCAAGACCGCTGGCGACAAGGCCGCGCAGGCCATCGACGCCCAAAGCAAGGCCGAAGCGGCAAGGCAGGCCGCGGAGACGGCCATGAGGGCCGCGACCGAGCAGGCTACTGCGGCTGGTGAGAGCGTCAGTGCGGCGAATGCAAGTGAGACCGCTGCCGCGAAGTCGGCCGAGAGCGCTGCGCAGTCGCAGTCGGCTGCGGCGGCATCCGAATCAAATGCCGCCCGATCCGCTCAATCCGCGTCCGGCTCGGCCGAGAAG